GTATGTAGATGATCCGGTTATCTCAAATCTTGAATAAGCCAACCTGACATTAAATGTCTTGGTATATGTGACAGTTCTCGTTGCTTTGTAAGTGACGGTTTTTCTTATCGTCTTTTCGCCGGTTTTTGTCGTCGAACTAACCTTTACCCAACCGCCGGTTTTGGTCGTCGATTCGCCGTAGGTCTTTGCAACATTAGCTGATGCAGGAGAAGAAACCGCAACAGAATCGCTGTATGATCCTTTCGTAAGGAGAACACGGTTTTCGCTTGCCGTCCACTCGCCGGTCAAATCGTCCTGTGCGCTAACCGTGCCAAATCTGTTGGGAACCGGAACGTCTTCGTATGTGGAATTTTCTTCTACACTGTCAGGTGTTACAAACGGACTCGGTGTAGGCCAATCTGTGGGAATGTACTGGACTGATGTCGACCCTATACCGGACTTTTTACTGGTGGTTGTGGTTTCTATTTTCTTTCTCGTATATGTCTCTACCCTTGTAACCGTAATCGAAACAGGATCGGTAACGTAGTTTGAATCAACAGAGTAGATTATTCCCCCTCCACTTGGTTCGTAAGTGATTCTGACATTATCCACGGTAGAACTTGCCGGTGCAGTTGCAAGCGTTACGACGTTGCTCTGAATAGAAGATACCGTTGCAGGTTTCCACTTAAATTCAGTCGTGTTATAGACTTCTGCGACAACGCTATCCGGGTCTACGGCTTCTGGGAGCGAATAGTCAACGCTTGTTCCGTCTCCCATATAGGAAACCATTCTTTTCTCGGTCAGAATGTTGATGTCTTCAAAGTCACGCCCTGCCCCAGACGGTGAGGCTCCATTTATGATCGTCGGAACATACGGTTCTACTCTCTGGTAGTATTCTCCATCGAATCGGAACAATTCATTACCGACAAAGGTATAAAATCCCGCAAGACCGTTGCCCTCAAAGTAGAACGCACGGTTGGAATCTGCCTGTAGGTCCTCGCCTCCGACCTGCGGAGGAAAGTCAGATATAACGCTTCCTGTTTTCAGTTGGCACTTGGTAACGCCTGACTTATCGGGCCGCATATAAAATACGCCGTTGTTGTTAAAGATCATAATGTATTCCAGACCATTTAACGTGAAATGATACAGTCTGCCCGGCTCTACGTTATTCCCAAACTCCGATGCAGGAATCTCTACCTTCCATCCGTATCTCTTGTATGGCCTTCCGTCTAAATCTGGGAGCATATTCAGACCGTCAGGAGACCGTCTTTTCCATACATTGGACGGATCATTGGTGTAATCTACGCCCTTGAAATTCTCATATACAGTTGTGTAAACCTTTTCTTCGCTCGGAACTGTAACAGCCATTACATTCCTCCACTTAATACTCTTACTCTCAAATTCTTTGAAGAATCCTTCGCTTTCATCTTCTCGTTTTCCTGCTCATACAGATTGTAGTATTGAGCCGCTTTGGTCGGTTCGTCTTCCATCCAGACATAATATGCCGCAAGCAAAGGAACCAGATGGTGTGCTTTTCTTGGGAGCGGTAAATCCAGTCTTAACTGTTTTTCTTCCCCGGTAAATGGATCGTGGTCTGCGATGTAGCATATTCTGAAACTGTAGGTATGATTCTGTGCAAGCTCATACTCGTTCGGGTTTTTCTCTGGATCAGGAACACTTTTGTTGAACGAATCGGCATCAATTACTATAGTGTTGTTGGATTCGATGAAGTAATTGTTGAATGGTGTGTAGTACGGTGTTTCCTTGGCCTTGATCTCGTCTCCGTCTCTGTATGCTGTCTGCTCTGAATACATGACCGGAACATCGGCAAAGTCCATGAACATATCATCCACTTCCGTCATATCAATGTACATGAAGCCTGTGTCTACGCCGGTTATTTCAAATTCATACTTCTCAATGATCGGGTCTGTGTTCAGGCTTATCATGGTGATTGCCCGGTTGATTGAGTTTGGTACGAGATCACCAAATTCTTCCATTTCATCATCATCAGAGAAGCCTAAATCCCTGATGTTATCTATTACATCTTGGTAGTTCATTTAGTCCACCTTCTTCTTCGGTCTTCCTCTTTTCTTCGCCTCGGTCTTTACCGGAGCTTCTTTCTTCTTCCGGTTTTCCTCAACGGTCTTGTCAAATTCAATTCTTCTCTGCCGAAGAATCTCTCTCTGTTTCCTTGTAGACATATTTCTCTCCTATACAAAAATTAGGGGCAGGCCCATTTAAGAACCTGCCCCGTTTGGTTATCTCATTTCGTAACCGAAAATGGTGATTGCCTTGTCTGCTCTCATTGTGATCTTGCCAGTTGTGTTGTCAACGAACTTGGCAGAATCAAGCCAGATAACAGAAGTACCCGCAGGAGCTTCAAATACAAGGTCCTTAACTCCCTGATAGCTGTCTCCTGCCTTGATAGTGACATTTGCGGCGGCGGCGGCAGAGATAACAAACACTGTCTTGTGGTCTTTGAAATCAGCAGGAATCGTATAGTCAGTGTTAGCTGCAAACGTTGTTCCTGTGATTGCTCCAGAGATAGTGTTCGGCTTCCAACCGTTGTACTGATCGGTAGCTTCACCGGCAAGTTTGTAATTCTGTCTCGACATTACAATATCAGCCACAATCTCACCCCCTTACTTATAAACATTCAGGTCAATGACCTGCTTCGGTGCAACAACCATACCGTCGAACAGCGTATAGCCCTTAACGCAGTCCTCAAAGAACTTGTCAGGTCTATAGCCCTCGGAATGGGTGTACGGATTGACAAATGCCAGAGCCTCGTCTGTCTTAAGCTGAATGTGGTAAACATCGTGAGAGGATTCCGTAGCGTGGTATACATTGTTGGATTCCTTAAGTTCGATGCCACCATACCGGCCCACTCTGCCGTTCTTAATCATAGCGGAGTTATCGGTATCCAGTTCGACATACGCTCTCTTGAGCATCATAATGAACCACGGAGGCGCAGTCAGAGTTACCTTGGTGTCTCTGGAAACATTCGCCTCAAGCAGTTTCAGGTATGCCGCATCAATAGCATCCAGAATGGCTGTGGTGTTATTTCCGCCATCAAATGTGATCTGTGTTCCTGCCTGATACGCAGTCTCGCACTGTCCAACGTGCATCTTGGCAATAAAGCTGTCGATTTCCTCTGCCATCTTGTCCTTTGCCTTGGACTGATACTTGGAAATCAGGCCCTTTCCGCCCTTTGCCTGTTCCTGATCCAGATCGCCTACTACATAGTGGAAGTATCTGATCTCATTGATCGGCATATAGACAGAGTTGCCGCTTACTTCGTCAGCATCAGGAAGCTGATGCAGTTTACCATCGTGCCAACCGTAAATCGGCACTTCGCCCAGACCTAAAATTCTTACGCCATCGCCGGGCTTTCTGGCGTCCCCTTCGTAGGAGTGATTGCAGTTTTCCTTGAAGACCAGTTTCATGTCAAGGTCTTCCATGAACTTCTCGCTCCATACTTCGGGCTTGAATTTCTGAAATGACATTCTTTTCTCCTGTTCTCTCGCAGGAGCTTTTTACCCCCACGAGTTGTAAATTTCTTTCCAGTTAGCTCTTAACTGTTCGGGAGACATCCTGTCGATTTCAGCTTCGGTGAATCCACGCTTTTCGGCTGTTCCGGTGGCAACCTTACCAACTTCCTTTGGTGGTATGGCTCGGTTTGCCCTCTCTTTAGCCTTTACAGCCCAATACGCATCCTCCGGTGTCATAACCGGATTACCGTCTGCGTCGAAGGAACTCATGTAGCGATAGTATTCCTCGCCCAATTCCTCAAGACTGTTCACAGATGGATCAATCGCTTGTATCCTCTTTAGGTCAGCTTGCATCAGCCTTTCGGCTTCGGAGGAATTGATCTGTTCCTCAAGCTGTTGGATTCGCAAATCCTTTTGTGCGGATTCTGCCGCCGCTTCCATTTCGGCACGGATTTCGTCTTCCGACATTCCTGTAAGTTCAGCAAGGGCTAAAATTTCTGCATCTTCGTCTCGTCCGGCCAGACGGGAGAATGTGCTTTCCCTTGCTTCCTGCCTTGCCTGTATTTCTGCAAGCTCGGCTCTCGCATCTTCGGCTTCCTTTTCTGCGGCCTCTTTTGCTCTACGCATTTCGGCAAATGCAGAATCGGCATCCGTTTTCTGATGCTCTTCGGATTCAGGTGCGGCGACTTCCTGATCTTCTACGCCTGTTTCTGTGACTTCTTCGGTCTCGGCAGGTTCAGCGACTTCCTGCATTTCTGCGCTTGTGCTTTCAAAATCCATAGAAAACATCCTTTCTGTGTATTGAATTGTGATTTATGTATTAAAAAACGACCCGAAGGCCGTCTCTTAATCGGAAAGGAGGCGGGGGAGTGAAAACACTCCCCCTCGTTATGAAGTAGAAAGATTATGCTAACGGCTGTTGCGCCGGAGGAGGCATCTGCTGTGCCATCTGCTGTTGCATATTTGCTTTTCTGTTCTCTACTACTCTTTCGTATGCTGATTTCGGGATTGTTCCCGCTTCGGATACTTCTACCCATTCCTCGAAGGAAATCTGTTGCATTTCCAGAAGTTTGTCGTTTTCCTGCTGACGAGCTTCGCTGACAAACGCTGTATCCTTGGTCACATCTATCCTTGTTCTCGGTTTTATCTTGTCAAGTTCCTCTGCGGTGATTACCGTAGGCACTTCAATTTCTTTCGTTTCCATCTGCGGCTGACCGGTCATTGGATCAATCACCGGTTCTCCTGTCATTGGGTCAATTACCGGCTGTGGTGCTTCCTCTTTCATTACCACTTCCATGCCGTTAGGGTGGTAGGTCTGCCAGATATCTACCCAAAGATTTGCCATATCCTCGACGAATAACTGTAAATTGGCTACAGTTTCGCCGTGCATGGACTGTGCCTGGTCATTTACAGCTACGATAGCGGAAGCGGCTACTCTCTGGAGGTCGATATTACCCATTGTGGTATCGCCGGAACCGGAAAGTTCCTGTGTGATTTCCAGTAATGCGTCGATCATGGCTTTTGGTTCGCCGTTGGTTTGTGCGGCGTTAAGGTAGGCTACCGCTTGGTTAACCGACATCGCATCACCGCCGTTGACTTCGATCGGCATACCGACTTTCATCAGATCGTCTGGATTCTGGACGTACTGCGAAGAATACGCCATTCTTGGGTATGCTGTGTTTTTAATTGTCATTGACCATCTTGCGTAGGTCTTGTTTACCATGAGTTGGTTCGGAATAAGATATTCGACCTGTGATACCCCTCTGGCATCGTTTGGATATTTCTCCCACGAGAATTTGACGATCGGATATCTGCTTAATCCTCTGCCCTGTTTTCCATTGGCGGCATCTATCTCGCTTGGAGTACCCTTTATCGGCCTCTCATTCTCCACCATAGCGTTTTTCGTACACTTGGCGACGTAAACTACCTCTCGCTCTCCTGTCTCGATCATAGTGCCTATACGACCGTCAGGAGAATCTTCCCATAGCATGGATGTGACCGGCTCCATCTTCTTCTCAAAATGGGTAATTAAAGTTACCTTCATAGAATCGGAAGAATCGGAGCTTTCTACCTCGTCGATATTGCCTAATGTGTACTCTGTGTCTCTGTCTGGCACGATCAGAGCGATTTCTTCCTCTGGAATACCGTTCTGGCGGGCCATTTCCTTGACTTCGTTTACGCTTCTTCTTTCCTGTATGATGATATACGGCTGTCTCTGGATGTCCGGCTCTGATTCGTCACCGAATAATACGTCAGTGTTGTTCAACACCTGAACATCTTCTACTTCTCCTGTCGGGAAATACTGTAATCCGTCGCCTGTGATACATCCTTCTTTCAGCGATCCAAGGCAAAGTACGTCCTCGTTGGCTTTTTCCCACTTTGCGGCAAACATCTGGGATAATTTTTCATAGACAGGTTGCATATCTTCCCGTCCGTCCATATCCGAGTAGTTGACCGACATTTTGTTCTGGTAAATAGTGGTAACTTTTCGCATTACGTTAGGATGAATGAAGTTAATGATGGGTAATTCCTCACCATCAGCTTCCAGTCCTTCCCACTGATTACCAATGAAGAAGTTCCAATTCTTATTTGACCGCTCCATCAGACGTTTTCCGTCCAGATATTGCTTGCCTTTTTCGTATCTTCTCCAGAATTTTGTATCCATCAGCTAATCTCCTTCTGGATTTTCTTCTGACCAAATGAAGTGCCGTTATATGCGTCGATATTCGCCATGATCTGCACGGCTCTTGATTCTTCCGGCGTCATTTTCGGCTGTTTCTTCTTTTTAGGGATATTAAAAAACGGCTCTACAGCCGCTTCTTCTGGTTTATCCACTAATTTCATGCCGAATTTTACCGCCTTGGTGTAAAAGTACGGCGTTGCCATGACATATATTACCAGTAAAGTAAAAATTACGTTAAATAACATTCACTTTCCTCCCTACGTCAATCTGTTTTGGCCTGTTATCCGGGAAATGCCATCCCATACTGTCTTCGACCTTTCTCCTGATCCAACCTTTCCTTGAGTAATGAAGCCTATTTAACGCCTGTGACATAGCATCGACCATATCATCGTGCTTGTCATTGGGGAATTTTGCACATTGTTCAATGAATTTATGCGTCCATTCCTTATCTTTCGGTA